ACTTTAACTTTCAAAACAGCATCAGGTACAGGTGTTCTTTTATGTGAAGGAAATAACTATGTGTTATATTCTGATGGAACAAACATTGTAAAATTATCTGAGCAAAGAAACTGGAGAGTAGTTTCAGCAGCTGAAACAGTTCAAGCTGGAGCTCAACTTTTAGTAAATACAAATGGTGGAGGAGTAACAATTACGCTTCCAGCGTCGCCTGCTACAGGGGATGAAGTTTCATTTGTAGATCAAGGATATGATTTTAATAGTAACTCATTGACTGTTGGACGAAATGGTTCTAATATAGCTAATGCAGCATCCGATTTAACGGTCAGCACACAAGGCGCAGCTTTTTGTTTAGTTTTCTCAGGAGACGCAACAACAGGTTGGACTTATAAGGAGAAATAATAGATGTCAAATTACGAAGCTACAAAATACGATTTCGACGGAGCAAACCTTACAGGTATCGAAGGTATACCTACGGCTACTATTGTACCGTGGTCTTCTGCTTCAGTGCCAACAGGTTTCTTAGAGTGTAACGGAGCGAATGTTTCAAGATCAACTTACTCTGCATTATTTGCAATCATAGGCACAACTTATGGAGCTGGAGATGGCGCAACTACTTTTGGATTACCTGATCTACAAGATAACGTAGCAGTAGGAAAATCTGGAACAAAAGCTTTAGCATCAACTGGTGGAGCAAACACAGTTGCTTCAGCAGGAAACGTTGGAGGAACAACAGCTAACGCAACATTAACAACAGCACAACTTGCATCTCACTCTCACCCAAGACCACAAGCGCTTTCAGATCCTTCACCACAAGCACCTACGGCTCAGCAAGGTGCGGGTCGAAACCACGGTGGTCAAAGTTCTGTAGCGAGTGCTGGTTCAGGAACTGGTCACGCTCACAACATGAGTGCAACGTTTAGTGGGGACTCAACTTCAGTTGTGCAACCTTACTTAGCGGTAATTTATATTATTAAAACTTAGGAGAAAAAATGGCAACAAATGCAAAATGGACAGTAGTAATGGATGACAAAATGATCATAAAAAATTATGATGAAGGTAATGATCCAAACTCTGATTACAATGGTGTATCATACATTATTAATGATGATTCTTTTTGGGGACAAGCTAAATTTTCAAACATCTGGGCTATTCAATATGGAACATCAGTTGCAACTGACACTGTAGAATACAGAGATGAAACTCCACACTCTACTTGGGAAGCTGCTAATTTAGGTGACATTCAAGATTTTATTACTAGATGGGACGCAGCTCATTTAGCTAAATTACAAGCTACTTGGGATGCTGACAACATTGATGGTGAAAGTGAAGCTGATAAAATTGCTAGATTAGGTGCAAGACCTACATCTTATACTTCATCTTAATAACATCCAAGAAGTTAAAATATATTTTTTACCTGATAACGGTGGATTGCCTCTGTGCACGTATGGAAAAGCTGCGGGCCAAATAACTATTCTCCCTGTTTTAGGTTTAATTCTTTTTGAGAAATGTAAAAATTCTGTTTCTCCACCTTCTTCAACATCATTTAAATAAACTGTAAAAACAAAAGCTCTAGGTTCATTCATAAATCCTTTACCATGTTCCAAATGCCAAACGTGATAACCTTCTGTGGGTAAAGTTTTTTGAATTTTTAAAGTTGTGAAATGAAATGGTTGCTCATCATAAGCAGCAAATGCACCTGTATTTTTAATATAATGTTGCCAAGCTATTTCAAAATTTAACATCATAGGTTTTAAATCTTCCCACCATATATCTATATTACCAGCGCCTGCAAAAAATTGTTGATCTTGTTTTTTTAATATAGAAGAATTTTCTAAAGGCATTCTATTAATTGTATTATTAAACTTGTCTTGTTGTTCATAAATATTTATGGCTTTATTACATTCTTGTTGAGTAATAAAATTATCATATGTTCCAATAAAATTATTTATATTAACTGTTTTTTCATTCATTTGTTCTTCCTATCTGATCATAAGCATGATTCTTATAAGGACCATGTTGATCTACATAATGTAAAAATACTTGAGCCATACCTTCACCTTTATATATACCCGGTCTTCCATGAGTTTGATCACATCCAGGATATATAACGGCATCTCCCTCTTCTAGTTCTATCTCTTCTGTCCCAACTATTAAAGGCCAATTATCATATTTTTTAATACACGCTGTCACAGATATTTCACAAGCAGGCCTATCTAAATGATTTTTTAAAGTTGCACCGAATATATAATATCTCCAATAAGCATATGTAGGAAATAAATCTAAACCAGATTCTTCTTCAACCATTGGTAATTTAAGATCTAACAAAGCTGTCATTAAAGAATCTTTATACCAAGCAGGTGAGAAAGATTGAGTGTCAATTATATAGTCATTGTTTGCATCTAATTTATTATAACAATATTTTTGTAATAACATTAACTCATGCACATTAAAAAAGTCTTTTATTAATCTATGTTTTACTGCAGCCATGCAACTATACTATACCTTGTTCCTTTTGTAATAGGTTCGATACTATGTGGATACATAAAATTACTAGGAAAAAAGACTATGGTTCCTTTTTCTAATTGTAATCTTTTTATTTCTTGTTCTTTTTGATCAGTAAATACTAAATCTCCACCTTCATATTCATCATTTAAATTTATAATGACACTTAAAGTTCTAGGGGTATACGTATGATGATCGGTGTGAACCACGTATTTACCTCCAACATCGTATTTCAATAAATCTATTTGATTAATTTTATAACTTGAAAGTTTAGGAAATTTAGATTTATAAAGACTATACCATCTTTCTATTTCTGCTTTTATATAGTTCCAATAAAACATATTTGTAGGTGTGTTAAAATTTAAACAATATCCTTTCACATCTCTTTCACTTGTAACTAAGCCAGTTTTAATTTCTAATTTATCTTTAGCTTTTTCATTTGTTAGATCTATTATTTTTTTACAAAAATCAAGATTTGCTATATTTTTCAACACAACAACCCCTTCTAAATGATCCATAATTATGCTACTTTCATTCTCTTTAAAATTATTATATAAGCCATTATATGCTACAAAAATTAAAATTCAAGGCTGGATTTAACAAACAAGACACAGAATCAGGTGCAGAAGGTCAGTGGACAGATGGTGATTTTGTCAGATTTAGATATGGACTACCTGAAAAAATAGGTGGTTGGTTACAATTAACTTCAGGGCAAAAGACTTTACCAGGAGTTGCAAGAGCTCAACACGCCTTTGCAAGTTTTGCTGGTGAGAAATACGCTGCTATTGGCACATCTCAAGGTTTGTTTTTATATTATGGCGGTGATTTTTATGACATTACACCTTTAGATACGGCGATCACAGGGGGAACATTAACAACGGTTAATGGATCGAGAACTGTAACTATTAATAAAGCTTCACATGGTTTAGCTGTTGGAAGATACGTAACTCTATCAGGTGTGACCGTTACTGGAGCATCAGGTTACACAGCTGGAGATTTAGAAAAAGTTTATGAAATATTAACTGTACCAGATGTAGATAAATTTACTGTTCAAGCAGCTACCACTGAATCAGGGTCAGGTATGACAGCAGCAGGGGCTGTAACTGTTAATCCTTATGTTGTTGTAGGACCAAGAACACAAACAACAGGTTTTGGTTGGAGCACATCAACATGGGGTGCGAGCACTTGGAACACTGCTAGAGGCACAAGCACTGTAACTCTAGATCCAGGAAACTGGAGTCTTGATAACTTTGGTCAAGTATTAGTTGCAACTATTTTTGATGGAGAAACTTTTACATGGGATGCCAGCGCGACTAATCCTAGAGCTCAAAGAGCGTCTAAGACGACAAACAATTTTTCAACTACAAACAACCCTGGAGCAACAAGAATGACTCTTGTATCTGATAGAGATAGACACTTATTTCATTTTGGAACTGAAACAACTATTGGTAATACCGGCACACAAGATCCAATGTTTGTAAGATTCTCTGATCAGGAGGATTTAAATACTTATGCCCCAAGTTCTACCAATACTGCGGGTACATTCAGATTAGATACAGGTAATGAGATTAGAGCAGCACTTCAAGGTAAAGACTATGTGTTTGTCTTAACAGATCTTGCTGCATATGTAATTCAGTTTGTTGGCCCACCATTTACATTTAGTGTTAGACAGGTAGGTACAAATTGTGGATGCATTGGTCAACACGCAGCGGTTTTTATTAATGGTGCTGTATATTGGATGGGAGCTGAAGGTGGATTTTTTATCTTTGACGGAACTGTAAAATCTTTACCATCACTTGTAGAGGACTTTGTGTTTTCAACCGATGGAGATAATTTAGGACTAAACTTTAATTCTAGAGATATTATATACGCAGGTGCAAATAATTTATATACAGAAGTAAATTGGTTTTATCCAAAATCAGGATCAGAACAAATTGATAGATGTGTAACGTATAATTATCAAGAAAACATATGGACTACATCGTCTTTAGATAGAACGACATACTCGGATCAAGGAGTATTTGATGCACCTTATGCTACTGATTATGAAGCTACATCTACACCTGTATTTCCTAGCATATTAGGGATAACTAACGCTGCTGGTGCAAGTATTTATTATGAACACGAAGAAGGAGTTGATCAAGTTAATAGTTCTGGCACGACAGCTATACCAGCATTTATAAGATCAGGAGATTGGGATATTACATCTAGACGAAGCGCCTTGGGTCAAGCAACAGGCATCGTAGATTACAGAGGTGATGGTGAATTTTTTATGGCTGTAAGAAGATTTATTCCTGATTTCAAATATCAAACAGGTAATGCTAAAGTAACTTTGTTTGTTAGTGCTTATCCTGATGACGTAGCTGTAAGCTCGCCATTAGGTCCCTTTACAATAACTTCGTCTACTGATAAGGTTGATACTA